CTTTCCAACAAGACAACATCATGAACATTATAATCAACGAACTTCTGAAAGTTTGTTTTGTATAATTCATGTAGTGAAGAATATTCTGAATAATCTAATTTCTTTTCTCCCAACTCTGCGTAGGCAATATGATTCAAAGAATAAGACTCTTGATTGACATAGGTAAACTTTTTATAAGCATCCATGTAATCAATACTTGAAATACCAACTAATTCAAAAACCTGTTGTTTTCTATTACCGAGTAGATTTATTTCATTCTCTTTATACCAACCCCAAGGAGAAAGTTTGTTAGCCATTTTTTGACCAAGAATCTTGACTATACGATTGACAAGATATGGTATATCAAAAAACCTTGAATTCCATCCAGTAATAATATCTGGATAATTCATAGACCAATCATTTACAAATTCAAGTAAAAGATGTTCTTCAGTTGTACAGGGAACATACAGAATACCTTCACTTGGTTCATATCCCTGACAACCATATACTCTAAAAGTTTCTCCACAACGATAAGAGATGGCCAAGACTTCTTCATTAGCATTTCTTACATCTGGAAAACCATGTTCAGAACTAGTTTCAATATCAATATATCCAATCTTAATCTTATCTAAATCATAGTCAATCATACCTCGATAATTATCAGAAATAAAAGAATATTGAAACTGATCAAACCCAAAAACATTACCACCATACTCTTTCATGGCTTGGCGTGACTCTTTCATAGAGCCCCACTGCACAGGAGCAACATTTCGATTATCTAGGGTTTTCCATTGGGGATTTTGAGGTTTGTGAGATTCTACAAATAAGGTAGGTTCGTAGTTCAATTTCTCTTTGAAAGATTCACCACGATCATTAACACCTCTCAAAGCAATGAAATTACCATGAGGTTGTACATTAGTATAAAACATTAAAATTTATTCGGTATGTTGCTCCTGTGGAGTGGAAAACCACTTAACATAATTCACATTTAATTTATCTAACTTATTATAACATAATAAGATTTGATTGTCAACCCATGACCGGCCGCGATTGGCACCCATTACAAATAAAATTTGTAGATAAACTAACCACACATATTTCATATTTTCCTCCTATGAGAGAAGGCCTTTTTTATATTGGGTCTTCCCATTTACTCTTAGAGCTGTCAATGTTGCACCACGGTTATTTCCATCAAGTCTATAAGAACAATGTACCCATCCGCTATTTGGGTCAACTCCATCATAAAATTCTAAAATGAGTTGATCAAATATTAAATTTTCAGAAATCCATTTTGCGAGGTCTGGATTTGAAATTCTTGTAGATTCAAAATCTGCTGCTTGTCCATTACAATGCTGACTTGTTTTTGATCCGCCTACTGCCTTGTTCAATGCTGGAGAACGATATCCACTATTGATACGAATAACTCCAAATTCTTCTCTTACTGGTTGTAAAATAAAATTACAGAGATTAGTTAAATTAATAACGTGTTCTCTTGATGCATCATTTGAGATACCCAAACGGTCAGCAGTAGAACTTTTTATCATTTCTTGATACCCAAAGTTTTTTGTCAGGTGTCCGTTATAAGATGGTATCTTGACTGCCATAATATTCCTTCCTAAGATTTATCTACATCAATTGATCCAGTAGTAGGATCATATTTAACTGTGAATGTCATTTCTATTGGTTTGAGTGTCCCATCAGCTTTAATTATGGGTAATTTTCCTTCAACTGCACCCATCAATGCATCTTTGGCATTATCAAACGTATGTGATGGATCAGCTTTTATAGCTTTGTCTAATTCTTTTTTTGCACTATCTGGAAGTAAATCATCTATCATACTTTCCACATGCTCAGTTGCTAAATCTGTTGCTTTATCTACGACAAGACTAGAAATAACATTAAATAATAATAACGGTAACATAATATTCTCCTAAAATTTAAATCCTTTTGGATTTTGTAGGTATCTTTCCCACATTTCTACACCACGTGCCGACATTGGCCGTGTTTCTGGTACTTTTGCGAAAAATTGATCACGCGTTAAAAAATCATATTCTATCTTTTCTTCCACATCATCAAAAAGAACTTCCTTTAATACTTTTCTTTTTTGTGCCATAATATACTCCTATTAGGTTTTACCTTATTTCTCTAATTTAAGATGATTCCTGTAACCCTCTGTGTCTGATTGATAAAGATCCCATTCTGCGTTGACATTTATTGCATTTGGATTAATACCCGATGCATTTATTGCTGCAGCAAATGCTTCTTTAGTATCCCAATGTGTATGATTGACATGCTTAACAGCAGCTTTCACTACTTTTTCTACTTTTTTAGGAGCTTTTAAAATTGCTCCCATTGCTTTTGATACTTTCTTTTTACCTTTTGCCATGTTGTATATCCTTTATTGTGTTAAAATCTGAGGTTTCAATTAATCTATATATTTATTTATAATCCCCCAATCTTGCGAAATTCAGATTGGGGGCACCACAGTGGCTATTGACCGATGGGAATCAGTCTAGGCTTTTTCTCATCTGGAATTACACGTTCCAGATTCACTATAAGCATGCCGTCTTGGAGATCGGCATTTTTAACAATGATATCATCACTCAAGTTGAACTGCCGAGAGAAAGATCTTTTAGCAATTCCTTGATGTACAAAACCAATTTCATTATTAGAACTTTTTTCATCATTATTAGCCCCATCATCTTTCGCGGTAGCAGTACGAATGGTAAGAGTACCATCAGTTACTTCTACTTCAATATCACTTTTTGAAAAACCAGCAAGAGCTAGTTCAACAACATATTGTAGATCATTAAGTTTGCGAATGTTATATGGTGGATAGCCCGACTGGGCGATGTCCACGCTAGAAAGACGATTAAAAAATCCATCGAATCCAACGCTGAATCCGAGCATTTTTTGTAAGTCTTGTGGTGTGGGGAATGTGTGTGGTGCTAATGTATACATAAGTCCTCCTTTAAAGCGAGGTTAATATTACACTCCAATCTTCAGCACGTAGACTTGGAGTAATCACGAACAGAAATACAAAATCTATTCGTGGATTAGAGGTTACCACAATTGGTCAACCTCAGTCGCGCCAACCTTCTCCTTTGAAGAGATGTTCGCAACGATGTTTGAAAACAGTCCAAAGTAGACTGCTTAAAGAATCTGAAGTATAATTTCCCGATTCCTTTACTATCAATTTATATTTAGTCTTCATAAATTTTTCATCAATTTGCCAATTACTATAAAAGTATTTAGTCATAATGTAAAAAAAGTGAAAAGGGTGGTTTTAATCACCCTTTGTCAGATTATATAGGATTACTTCTTGGAATAAATTCCCCAAAGTACCCAAATTGCTGCTAGGCCGACAAGTCCTTCACCACCTAGTTGTTTGACTAGGCCTACTACTGAACCAATGACATCAATGCCAATGAAAGGAACAGCTGCTCCAAAAATGATTTGAAGAACCACGCCTAATGCGATTAACGCAAGACCAGCTTCTGTAAGACTGCGAATCCAGCCAATTGCTTTTTCTAACATAGGATTACTCCCTTTTAAATTAAAGTTTTGGCAATATAACTTATTTTGTTATTTGCCAGTAGAACCAAATCCACCTTCTCGCTCGGTCTTTTGAACTGGTGGTTTTTTGATTTCGGTTAAACCATGATATATCTTTTTCACCAATTCAGCTTGACATACTCTATCTCCATTATTTATTGTTTTTGGAGATTGAGATATGCTAGTCATCATAACGAAAATAGGATCTACATAGTCAGAATCTATTATACCTTCACAATTTGTTAGGTATAAACCCTCGTTCCAAGCCAAACCTGACCTAGAATGAAGACGAACTGAGTAACCTTCTGGAATATCAAAAATCAATCCAGTAGGAATCATTACTCTTTCCATGTTATGTATTTGAAGAACTCCGTTCTTAAATGGTTTTTCGATTAATCTGTTTAGAGTATCTTGACGTAACTGATATTTTTCTAGTCCGTCAAAACACGCGTGTAAATCGAAACATGCTGAACCCTCTGTTGCATAAATGGGGTCTTTAGCATTCGGATGTAATTTATAAAATTTTAATGTTTCATTCTTCTTGCTGGTCGGCATCTTCAGTCCTTTTACTTCCAATATTATATTTTGCTGTAAGATCCCATTGGTCTTTTTCTTTAAAAGATAGGATCTTTAGTTGATTCAACGGAACAACTAATTCACTTGAAGATTCTGGATTCACTAGTGCAATTAAGCCCCATTCCGATAAAAGATTTGCTATAGTATTACGTCTTGCTTGATCATTTTCTGAAAAATTGGTTGGTTTACCATCAAGTGCAAATAATTCTTTAAAATGTACGATATAGTATCTACCTTGTTTATGTAGTATGTGACAAGATTGATATAATATTTTGTCCTTTCGGGAAGCTACCCCGATTCTAGTAAGTGTTTCACGCACCTTGAGAAAATCATCTGGATTCTCCAGAGTGCACTCCACCATGTTCTCTGTTCCTGTTGTCATTTTCCACTCCACCTTGATTCAGTTTATCTATGATATAAGCCAACTGATTCTCAGAAAGTATTCTCAGAGCATCCTTAGCTTTCTCATAACTAAATCCATAATACTCTTTCACCAATTCAACATTCTGTAGTTTCTCTGGTTTCAGCCACTTACTATACCTTCGTTTCTTTCTAATATTATTTATAAGATAGTCAAACTGAAGTCGGCTATCAAGGTGGTGGTTACGATTCATCTCATTTACTTGAAATATGGTGTCCATAAAGAAAGATAGCCCGCGATTCACGATAAAAGACGAATACTTCCTCTCATCTTGTGGAGTAAGCATCACATTCTCTTTGGTTTCGTTAATCGCTTTTAGGTAATCAAATGGACTCATAATACTATTATACCATGTTGGAGTGTTTTTGTCAAGGCCCTATTTTATGGCTAACGCCCCAACGAATGAATGATTTCTCCAAAATGGTTGAACTGTAGTGAACCCAGCAAAAGATACCATTAGCTCAAGTTGTTTCCATGTAAGGGGTTTCATGATATTTCTGAGTGTTCTTTCCTTATCCATAATGTCTTCTGTATCAAATGATTTTCGTTTGTAATCGTAGTAATTAAACGTAATCATGTCCTGTACTTGTGCACTTTCACAGATAGTTTTTTCTGCAAAAATGAAAGCTCCACCAGTATTCAATCCATGATAGATATTTTCAATAACACTTTTTCTATCCTTCTTTGGCATAAATTGTAGAGTGAAAATAGAAGTAATCAAATTACAATTTTTGAATTGGAACT